TTCCGCTTCAAGAAGCGAGGTGCCCTCCCCTATGTATCTGGTGATGTAATCGTTGGCGGCGATGCCCGCCTTGATTTCAGCCAGTGTCAAGTGGATGCCTCGAACACCGATGGCGGGATCATCAAGGCGGGGACATCCTCCTCGCCTGTGACCCAAGACACGGCAAACTTCAAGTTCGTTTCGTTCTATTTCGATGACGGCGCAACGTCCGGCGATTCTCGAGGAATCTACAACCGCCTCTACATCACAGGAGCTGGCGGCGGCGGGGAATCGCTTCGAACGTTTACCACGGTCAGCAACGTCGCGGGAGCGACGGCGCATGGAGCACACACGTCGCTCAGTTTCGGGACATCTGGCTCTTTGACCGGGCTTGGCGTTGCGGGGCGCAACACGCTGCATATTCCGAACGCGGCCCTTGGCGGCGGCACGTATGCTGCCATGCAGGCCGAGATTTACTCGGATGGTGCGAGCTCCAATCCAGCAACGGCTACCAAACTCAGTTTCCTGCGCTTCGCGAATGACGGAAATGCAACGGGAATTGCCGCCGTTGAGGACAAAGCGTTCCTGTTTGAGATCACGGGCGGATCGAGCGCAACCGGGAACATGGTCTACGGCGCGACTGTGCGTTGCGATGTTCTCGGATCTTCAAAGTACCTTATCCTGTCGTCCGCTGAGAATGCCCTGACGATCTCGGGGATTGCCGTGACGGCTGGTGCCGGATCTTTCACCACGATGTCTCTATCGGATGCGCTTACGCTGTCCGATGGCGCGACGATTGACAACACTGCGGCTGACACGCTGACGATTACCGAGACGAATATCGCCCTTGCTGGCGCAGTCTCTGCAACCTCTCTGACGGTCGGCGGCGGGTATGGATCGACTGGCGTTACAATTTCTGATGCTGGTGTGATTCAGGCTGACGGCGCGATTTCGAGCGGTGGGGCGGTAACCGGGGCAAGCCTGACAGACGGCACCGTGTCCATTGCGTCCGGGTCGGTAACGGGAACATGGGCCGATCTTGGCACCGTGACGACCGTAGACATCGACGGCGGCTCTATCGATGGTGTAACGATCGGCGCAAACTCGGCCGGCGCAGGCACATTCACGAACCTCGTTGCGTCAAGCGGCGGACTGAGTGTCGGTGCAGACGGCGCGGCCGGTACTCTTACCGTGTACCCCGGGACCTCTTCGAAGGGCACAACGACCCTGACTATGAGTGATAACTCCGGCAACACCGTGACGAACATCAATGTCGCTGCCCAAGCCTCAGCCCGAACGTATACCGTTCCGGATGCGGGTGCAGATGCGGCGTTCTTGATGACTGACTCTTACAAGACCTGGTGGAGCTTTGCCGTTGGTCTTGCAGGCGAGGATACCGATGGCGCAGGCACAAATGGCGCTGGCCTTTGTGGCGGGGCTGTCGATGTCGCGACCAACAGCTACAACGACGGTGGCGGCACAGTATTCGTCAAGGTTTATGACGTTGGAGACACAGCCTGGGATGACTTGTCGACCAGCTCAACGCTGACCGGGTGGACAAGCAACTATCAGCTCCAACCGGACGCCGCGTCCGAGGCAATCGGCGACGCGTTTGCGATTGGCTTTGCAACGAAGTTCTGCGAAGTAGCGTTCGATGATCTTTCGACCGGCAACGGAGCGGTCGCTACGTATTCGAATGATGCGGGCAAGTGGCAGTATTCGACTGGGGCTGGAACCTGGTCCGATCTGACCGTATATGATGGGACGGACTCTACTGCACAGGACGGCCTGCGCCCACTTCAGCGATCCGGCGCGATTTCCTTCGCGCCTCCGTCTGACTGGGCGGCCGTGACGCTGGATGGACAAGAAGCATACTACATCCAGTGGGTGTTCACGGCGGCCGAGCTTACGCAGACTGCGCTCATCGACGACACGAATAAGGACGAGCCGTTTGTCGTTGTTCCCAATGCGGACGCGTTTGACGCTCCGTTCAAGGGTACTATCGGGAAGGTCCGAGTTACGGATATGGGGGCCACGGTTCACGACCAGGCAATCAAGTTCGTTGTCGGAAACTTCACGACAGGCGTGTTTACCGAGGAGTTCACATGGGCTGCATCCCAATACAACGACACATTCACGCCCGCCTCGCCGCTTGCGGTGGCTGCGGATGATCGTGTTGGGATCCTCATCACGGACGATGGTGGCTCTACCAACAACCCCGTGATCTATGCTGAATTCGAGGCGACGTATCTCAACTAGCACACAATCCGGGCGGGGATAATCCTCCCCGCCCAGGCTCTGAGGGGTGAAGCATGAAACTGCATATCGTTGATCGATACATTCTGTCGATGCTGGTTCCGGCGCGGGGCAATTACGTCACGCTTCGAGTTGGTGAAGAGGTCCGCAATAAGCTTGGATTCACGGCAGGAGAAATCGAGGACTATGGCCTAGATGACAAGAACGGGACACTAACGTGGCGAGAAGGTCTCCCAATAGACCTCCTGAAGCGCGAAGACATTCCCAAAGACATCGATCTTTCCGATTCAGAAGCGCGGGTCTGCAAGTTCGCGCAAACGCTAAAGACGCTTGACGAGGAAGAGGCATTGACAGCGGTCCACCTTCCACTCTACGAGCTGTTTAGGGTGGATGAAGAAGAATAAGGAGAGGGAATTATGCCGCGCGCAGCTCGGGACATAAAGAGCTCTGTTCAAACTGCAAGCGCGCAGATTACGTCGAGCCCCGGCAAGCTGCGCGACATTACAATTGTTTCTGATGGAAGCAACGCCGGCGTCGTTCGCTTCCTAGACGGAACGCCAATAACTCTCAATTACGACAGCGGTGGAGTGACTGAGCCGGTGCTTGGCGAGACCGTGACGGGCGCGTCGTCAGGCCGCACAGGAACAATTGCTGCCTATACGACGGCTTCCGGAACGTGGGCGGGCGGGGATGCGGCTGGGGTTCTAACCATTATCATCGCATCTGGCGCGACGGCTTTCACGGATGACGAGGCGCTAAACGGATCTTCGGCGGGCGCGAATTTTGCCACAGCCGATGGGGCTGGAACTGCCGGATCTGGCGGCACAGAGATTTGGCGTGGCGCTGTCGGAGCAACGGCGGGGACGGTCGTTTCTCTGTCGTTTCCCGAGGGGCGCTCGTTCAAGACGGCACTCTATCTGTATGCGAAAGATATTGGATCTATATCTGTCGGATATTCGGATAATAGCTAATGGCCTACATTGTTGAAGCAGATATTGAAGGCGAGCTTTCCTATTCGATTGCGGCAACAACCCAGCCTACTTCAACAGAAGTAGAAACGATAATCGCCGACATCGAAGCCGAAGTCGACGGCGTTCTCTATGCTGCGGGGGTCAATGTCGCAGGGATTAGCCTTGCCGCTACGCCGATCAGCTTTAAGGTTGTGAGGCAATGGGCTCTTTGGGGTGCATGCAGCCGGGTTCTTGCTGCGGCTGGCGGGCTTGTATTCAACCAGGGCGGCAAAGAGGAGATGTACTGGGAGAGATTCAAAGAAAAGGCGAAAACCGTTCTTGCGAATCCCAGGATTCTTGGAAGTGATGTTCCGTTTGCATCATCTGGCGCTGGGCTCGACATCGGTGGACTAAAGAGCACTGACGACGATTACGACGACCGCGTGTTTGACCTCGATGATGAGTTCTAAATGTTGGAACTAAGCATCCAAGTAACCGGCGTCGAGCCAACGCTGATGCGGCTAAGCAGGCTCGCGGAGCGAGTCGGGGATCTGTCTTCGGCTTTCGAGTCGATTCACGCAGATTTTCTTGAAGTCGAGCGAACACAATTCGATGCGGAGGGGGCTGTCTCTCCATGGGCACAGCTCACAGATGATTATGTGGCGTGGAAATCAAAAAGAACGACGAGCACGAAGATCTTGCAGTTTGATCGCGCGCTTGAAAGGTCGCTGACAAGCGGGTCTGACGCCAATCACATTGTCGATATTGGACAAAGCGAAGCGAGGTTTGGAACCAATCTGATAACAGAGAGCGGGTACGGCCTTGGGCGACTTCATCAAGAAGGGTTTACCGCGAAATACCCGTACGGGAACAAGAATATCCCATCAAAGAAGGTTCCATCTAGGAAGCCGATTGATCTGTCAGAAGAAACGCTACAGCGGTGGGTGAAAATCATTCAAGGCTTTGTTATGGAGTCTAAGGACATGTTCCCGGAGCACTTCGCATGATTGAGACCGCACAGGAAGCGATCAAGAGCATCTTAGAGACATATCTCCCTGCCGAGCTTGCTTCGCGGGCTTCGCCCGAAGGGGGAACCGCAGTAGACCTGACGCAGCCAGCGAGGTATTTGCTCAACTATGATCCAAAGATCATGCCGATTATCAATCAAAGCCTATTCCCCGTTTGTGCAATCACGCCCGCGCGGACGAAATTGGATGATCGGCTAAGCAGCGGGTATGTGGTGAAGGACTGGCACAGCATTGGCATTTTCTTTCTATTCCTTGCCCTCTCAGCGGGGCAAACAGATACGCTGAACGCCATGGAAATCATTCAGCGACAGAGATCTCGGTATGCAGAAGCATCGATTGCCGCACTGAAGAAACACCAACAGAGTACCGGGCTAGAACAGATTGTGGTTGACAGCGTTGAGTACACACGAACGCTGCCAACAGACGCCGCGATGAGCAGCTTTTGTGGCGGAGTTCTCGTTTCGGTCAGAGCTCGCGACCAGACGACGCTATAGGAGGCGATATGCCGACGGTTTTCTCGCGTCATGTTGACCCGCCGAAGGCGGGAAAGGAAGAGGCAAAAGCGCTGAGAGCGCCGAAAGCAAAGCCTCAGAGAAAAGAGAACAGCCCCATAAAAAAGCCCGATAAATTCGCACCGATAGACAAGAGCGTGGTGGAAGCCAGTAAGGCAAAGGCCCCCGATATCGACAAGAAGGAAGATGCTGAGGAGGTGAGCGAGGAAGATGCTTAGCGAAAATGTAATGGTCCTAGCGAAGATCGAAGGGACATACGGATCGGACCCGACGCCGACTACGGCATCCAATTTCATCGCTGTTCACAACGTGAGCGTGACCCCAAACATTACGTTCAATGACACAATGGCGCAGGACGGATCTTTGTCGGCGAGAGCCGGGACGCTTGGCCAGAAATACATCGACGTGTCGTTCGACCACGAACTTCAGGTAAACAACAGTTCTGTGGCGACACCGCCATGCGATCCACTGCTCCTTTCATGCGGGTATACCGACACGGCAAGCAATGGAGTCTATTTGCCTCGCACTACGGGATTCCAGTCTTGCACGCTCTATGTATATCAGGAGGATGTCCTGTGGCAAGTGCATGGAGCTCGGGGCGAGGTCACGTGGAACTTGCAGGCGGGGAAACCAGCAATCTTATCATTCAAGATGACTGGCTTGTATGAGACACCATCCGATACAACTTTCCCGACCTCGTGGACTGACAACGGAGGCTCGCCGCTTGTAGCCATGGGCGGCACATTCGCGTGGAACGCAGAGAATCCATGTATCGAGAACTTCTCATTCGGCCTAGGGAATACTGTTGCGCCATTTCCGTGTATGGCAGACACGCACGGAATTGGGTCAGTGCGCATTACGAACCGCCTCGGAGAAGGCTCGTTCGACCCCGAGATGGTTGCATCGACAGATATCGATTACTTCACGCCCCTCGAAGCCGGGACACAGACTGCGTTCACGTATACGCTGTCGAACAGCACAGTTGACGTTGATATCTCGATTCCGAAGGCGCAGCTGATGAATGCGACACCAGGCGATCGAGCGGGCAACTTCATCTACCAAGTTCCATTCCGCTGCACAAGAAACTCGGGCGATGACGAGATTTCGATCACGTTTGCCGCGACGTAGGGAGGCAACATGCTCACTGAGACCCAATTGATCCTCGTTGAGCTTGAAGCGGTCGAAGGAACCGATCCGACCCCTACGACCTCGGCGAACTTTCTAGCTGTTCACAACGTGAGCGTGACTCCGAACATTACGTTCAATGACACAATGGCGCAGGACGGATCTTTGTCGGCGAGAGCCGGGACGCTTGGCCAGAAATACATCGACGTGTCGTTCGACCACGAACTTCAGGTGAATAACAGTTCTCCGACCGTCCCTCCGTGCGATGCATTGCTGCAAGCATGTGGATGGGACGACAACGAAGAATCTACGACGGATGGGAAATACTATCCGGCGTCGCCGCGCGGCCTTTCCTGCACGCGCCTAGCATTTGACTCTGGCGGGACGACAGCGATTGCCGTTGGTGATACAGTCGTTGGCGAGGACTCCGGTGCGAGCGCGGCGGTTCGCGCCGTTACTCTTGTTAGTGGGACGTGGGCTGGCGGAGATGCCGCTGGGTTCCTGTACCTCGGAGACATTTCGAGGACTGTTGGACTGGCGGATTTTAGCGGGGCGGGCCTCGACGACGCCACAGCAGGAGGAACGTATACCGGCACTGCAGACGCGACCTATGAAGTCGTTATCGACGCGACCGGAACGCCAGACACGTTCAAATGGCGCAAAGATGGGGGCGCGTGGACGTCAACTGTATCGATTACCGGATCTGCACAGACACTGAGCGATGGAGTAACCGTCACGTTTGGTGCGACGACCGGGCACACGCTTGACGATCAGTGGACGATTACCGCAAACGGCCTCTACGAGGACAATGAAGCGCTTCTTGTCTCCAGCACTGACCGCGGGACAGCAGACGGGACTCAATGGGTGCCGTCTGTCACAATCTGGGTTTACCAAGGAGACGTTCTCTGGAAAATTAACGGGTGCAAGGGCGAAGCAAGCTTGAAGCTTGAAGCCGGAAAGCCCGCAATTGCCTCTTTCAGCATGAAGGGGCTCTATGCGACTCCCGTTGACGATACGCTTCCTACCTCGTGGACTGACAACGGAGGCTCGCCGCTTGTAGCCATGGGCGGCACATTCACGTGGAATTCAGAAACTCCGGTCGTTGCGAATCTTGCGTTTGGGTTGAACAACACAGTGAATATGATGCCAAGCCTTGCGGCGACTCATGGAGTTCAAGGGGCTACGATTGTTGGACGACTCGGCGAGGCTTCAATGGATCCCGAGGCAACGCTTGCTGCGGATATCGACTATTTCACACCGCTTGAGGCGGGAACGCTTACGGCGCTTTCCTACGCGCTTACTAATAGCACTGTTGATGTAGACATTTCACTCCCGACGTGCGAGCTCATGAATGTCACCCCTGGAGACAGAAACGGGGTCTTTATCTATGACATCCCGATGCGGCTTGTTCGGAGCGCGAACAGCGCGGGAGAAGACGAGGCATACATTCAATTCTCAGCTACCTAGAGGATTCAACAAACTACCTTTGAGGGGGTAACCATGAAGTTCGTCGATCTGTTGGCCGAGTTTCCGTATGTGCTAGAGCGAGAGCGTGATTTGCCCGAAGTAGAGCAAACGCAATTTGTGCTTCGAGGGCTCGACTGGGCAACACAAGACAAGGTGGAAAAGCTGACATCTTCTGGGAAGATGCACATTCCAAACGTCGGGCAGCTCAAGAAAGGGACGAAGGCCCTTCCAGAAAGCGCGAGTATGGAGTGGGACGTTAAGGCGAACAACCTTGAAGTGCAATATGTGGTCCTTGAATACGGACTAGTGCGTATTGAGAACGCCGAAGAGTCTCCCGAGATGTTTGATGAGAAGGCGAGCACCAAGACAAAGCGCGATTGGATTTCTCGCTATCTCCCATCTGACGTTCGCGAAGAGCTGGTCGGGGCAATTCGGCAACACGGCGTTCTTGAAGAGGACGAAGCAAAAAACTAATTCTCCTCGTAGATTGCATCTACGAGAATGATGGGGCATTTCATGCAACGGAATGCCTGCGCAATAAAGGCTGCACGAGCAAATTCGATCCGACTCCTTGTGGGTATGAATCGAAAATGTGGCTCTGTGAGCTGGAGTACGGGAACAAAGGGCTTCCCGCCAGCGAACGGACCATTCGCTATCATACGTGCCCAGCCAACCTTGTTGACCCGTTCGACTTTCAACTCCTATCTCTTTACGCCTTCTACAAGGATGGACATCTGCTTTATCCCGGAGGCGTGACCGCGCAGCCGCCGAAGTATCTCCAGGCGATGAGGGTGATTGCCGGAGAGGTTTCGCGCATTGAAGAGCGCCGTATGGAGCGCGAGAAGTCGAAACGCAAGTAGACGCAGGTGGCGCTTACAGGCCACCTCCTTCACCCCGCCCCGAGGCGGCATACGCAAGCAACCCCTCCTTGCTGCCACACCCCCCCACACAAGCCGCCTCGGGGCCACCTACGAGGAGAAACATGTTTGAATACAGGATCGTGTACCGCACGCGCCATATGGCGAAATCGTCAAAGCAGGTATGGGCGGAACCGCCTGAGGGACTTGTTCGTGCGCATCTTGGAAGACCAGAAAAGCTCGGCGGCGGGAGACTCATGGTCCCCGTCGTCGCTATTTGTGAGCGCGACGGGAAGCGCGTTCGCGAAGTCACGCGGCTCTACCCATCTGCTCAGGGGATCAAGGGTGTCAGGCTTCAGAGAGTGCGTAAGACAGGCACCAAGTAAGCGCTTGCGTTGAGCGGCATAGGATAGCCAGCTAGACCCCCCCTTATGGAACAAGAACTTGCTGTAATCATTCGCGCCCGCGATGAGGCGACGAAACAGATTCAAGCGATTCAGGGCCAGTTTTCAATGCTGGCCTCTGCAATCTCGTCTATCACCGCAAGCCTTGCCTCTGTCGCTACTGCCTTTGCGGGCATGTCGACAACGGCAACAGCCGCTACAGCAGCGGTTGCATCTGGGGCACAGATGGCGGCGATGGCAACGAACAATCTGGCGCTTGCGCTCCATCAAGGGCAACTCTCGCAGAAGCTAATGGCTGCGGGGGCCATAGAGCTTGGCACGGGTGTCAGAGCGTCTGGTGAAGCGGCCGCCGCAGCGACCGGATCATTCGGAAAGCTCCTGACGATGTTCGGGCGTTATTTCGGAATTGCTGCAGCATTCTACGCAATTGTCAAGTCTGTCCGCGCGCTGAAAGAAGCATTTGTAGAAGCCTTCAACGCGGCGACAGAATTTGATAGGGCGCTCCACAACGTCTGGACGTTGACCGACGCAACCTGGTCGTCCATACAGAAGCTCGGGACGCAAGTCCGTGCGATGGCTGCCGGGTTCGCGGAATCCGGGACTCAAGCCACAGAAGCGCTCTACCAAATCTACTCCGCTACATTCACAGGCGCTGACGCGATGACGATTCTCGAAGAATCGTTAAAGGGCGCAGCCGCCGGATTGTCGGATGTTTTTTCGGTCAGCGACATGCTCACGACCGTCCTCAACGCCTATGGAATGGCGGCGAGCGAATCGGCCCATATCAATGACTTGTTGTTTGCTACAATCCGCTACGGAAAGACCACGATGTCTGAGTTGGCACATCAATTCGGGCGGTTGGCGGGCGTTGCCGCCCCTGCGGGTGCATCAATCGAGGAGATGACGGCCGCGATTGCGACTCTTACTCGACAGGGAATCGCAACTGATTGGGCGGTCACATCATTGCGACAGACCCTCATGCAACTTCTGCGCCCAGGCGAAGATCTTGCCAACGTCATCGAGGCGCTCGGATTCGAGTCCGGCCGCGGGATGCTGGAAATGCTTGGCTTCGCTGACGCGATTGGCGTGATCTCTTCATATGCTGACGAGAACAACATTCTTATGGAGCAGTTGTTCTCGAACGTCCGCGCGGTTACTGCCGTTCTCCCCCTGGCAACAACTTCAGCCCGTGAGTACGCGAAAGATCTGGCGCGCATGGAGTCTGCGACCGGAACGGCGTCAGAAGCGTTTGAGAAGCAAACGGAATCGGCAGAATTCGCGTTCGATCGCCTTAAAACCGCGTGGCAAGATTTCTCTGCTGCTGCCGTAGAAGGCATGACGACAGCGGTTGCCGAGATTGCGTCATATGTCGCAGATATTCTTGAGAACGTCATCAAGGCGAAAGCCGAGGCTGAGGCAATTCGTGACGCCGCGAATCAGGCCGCAGAGGCGTTTGTCGGCGAATCCGATGCGCTTGGAAAGTGGCTCCGTGCCGGAAATGAGCTTCCGAACGTTCTCATAATCGGTCCGTTCACGAACGAGTTCAAGGAGCTTGCCGAACAGATTGGTATCACCGCCGATGAGCTGATGGCACTCTATGAAGCAACCGCGTCTGTCGGAGAGGACCCTTCTGTTCTTTTCCGAATTAGGGAAGACGCAGACGGAGCCGCCGAGAAGGTTGCCGCCCTCACTGAAGAAATTCGTACATTGCGCGATGCAGAAACAGAAGCGTTCGCCGGTCTTGGGTTTGTGTCGACAGCGGCTTTCGATGTTTTTGATTTGCGCGGCATTCTTTCTTCTATAGACGAGGCTGTCAATGAGAAGCTCGGAGAAACTCTCGCAGAAGTCACTGCGAACAAGGCGAAATATGGGCTTCAGGCTGCGGTGAACGCCGCTGCGGACTTTATCTCTCTTGCAACAGATTCAATGGAGCTATCCGTTGAGCAGGTGCTGGGGCTTGTTGTGGGAACATTCCAGAGTGCCGGGTCAGAATTTGTAAGTCGGCTTATGGAAGCGCTTGGCCTGGCCGAGGAGTTCGAGGCGAGGCTTGGGCCAGGGCTTGGATGGACCGATGAGGCGTTTCTTGGATTACAAACCTTTTCTAGGTCAGCTGCGGATGCCGCGAATGATGTGGCCGTTGTAGCGAAAACGCTTGAAGAATCGCTTGAAGAGCTCAGCATTGCGATGGACGCTGATGCGATCTACAGCGCGTTGCAAGCGCTCGGAGAGCAATTCCCTGGAAGCATTGAAGATATCGTCGCTCGCGGAAAGGACCTGATTACTTCTTATAGGTCGCAGGCCGAGAGCGTGCGCGCGCTTGCAGGAGAAAACCAAGCGCTTCTTGTAGAGGCGGAGCGGCTTGAGGGACAGGCTGACGCACTCGAGTCGGCTATGCGGCTTGCCGAAAGCGCCACAGAGGATTTCTCGGCGCAAATTGCCGCTGTGAACCTGTCCGGACTTGCTTCGGGGATTAATAGCTTGATGACGACCGTTGACTCGGCAATCGCCTCCGCCACAACACTCGGCGAACTGGGAACGGCGCTGGGCGATCTTCAATCATTTGTTGGCCTGTCGGGATACAGAGATCTCTTTGAGAGAATGCAGAATGGCGAAATCTGGGCGACTCTGAGCCCAGATGCGCAGTCAGCCATTACGAATCTCTATGACCAACTTCCAAGCCGCGATCTCTTGGGGCAGACAAACGAACAGATTGCAGCGGAAGCCGAGCGCGCAGCGAAAGAGGCTGAGCGAGAGGCTGCCGCAGCCGCAAGAGAA